CAGTCGGGCATCATGACCCGAAACGAAGCACGTTCGATGATGGGTTACACCCCGATCGAAGGTGGTGACGAGATTCTTATTGGTCCAAACATGCTCCCGGTGGAGCAGAATCAGGAAATGGCTGCTGATGAAGATCGAACGCCGAATGATGCCAGCGGAAGCGCTGACGAAGACGCGAGCGGGATCGACTCGGACGATTGAGGGCATCGCGGTCCCGTACCGCAGTCTTTCCGTCATCCTTCGCGACCGCCCGCGCGCATACCGCGAAAAGATCGAGCCTCGTGCGATGCAGATCGACGACTCGGTCTCGATGTTCATTCAGCACAATCCTGGCGGCGTACCGCTTGCAAGAACAGGCGCGGGGACTCTTCGATTCGAAGAGCGAGAGAATGGACTCGGATTTGAATGCGACCTCCCGGATTGCCGGCAGGACGTGGTCGAGGCGCTTGAGCGAGGCGACTTCGACGGATCCGTGTCAGTGGGTTTCATCGTTGCTGAGGATGGCGACACTTGGCAACACCGTCGATCAGGTCCGAGCGTCCGCACGGTGCGGGCGGCTCGCCTGGTCGAACTCAGTTTGGTGACTGCGGGGGCCTACGGGTCCGCAACGTCCCGTCTTACTTAGGAGTCCTCCAATGGACGACGCACGGAGTCTCCGCGAGCAGCGGGACGAACTCGCGGGCAAGATGAACGACATCCTGCTCCGCAACGACAGCATCGACGACGTTGAGTCGATCGAACTTCTCGAACAGGGTGAGGCTCGCCTCGCCGAAATGGACACGCAGATTCGTGGTGCCGAGGCACGCGAAAAGGTGTCTGCTCTCGTGAAGAAGCCGTCTTTCGGTTTCACGCCCGGTGCCGGTACTGCCGCCCGCGAGGATCGTCGGTACCGATTCGAAATGAACGGAACCGAGATCAAGATCACCGGTGGCAACCCTGACGTTCGAGTTAACCCGCTTGGTGGTGGCTCGGATGGTTCAGCCGCTACGTTTGAATCTGTTGACGGGCTTGGCGCTCCGGTCACGGGTGCCAGCATTCCGGTCGATCTGCTCGCGCAGATGATCCGGAAGTTGCCTCGCCTGGCGGTCCTTCGGCAGAACTTTGCTGTTCGTACCTACAGCAATGACGTTGAACTCCAGCGTGTGAACGCTCGTATTGAGATGTCTTCAGACGCTACTCTTCCGGTCGAACCTGACGATTTCATCGCAGAATCAGGGGCCTATGCGGGCAAGATTGGATCCTTTGAGCGTGTGCGGGTGCGCAACTTCAAGACTGCGGCAAAGTCTTCCGTTACTGAAGAATTCCTTCGTGACGCTCGCGGCAACGCCGTTCAGGAAATGCTTCTTCAGCACGCCGAAGAACACGGGCTCCAGTGGGATGCTTACTACGCCACGGGTGTTGGTGAAGACCTTGCCCCCGAACCGGTCTTCCTTACTCCCACCGCTTGGTCCACTGCGTACAACACCGCAGCAAGCGGAAGCACCACTGCTGCCGACGCTCCTCACGCTGACATTGCATCGGAAGACATCAGTATTGCAGCCATTGAACAGGCTGCCGCTGATGCTGTGGCAGGTACGGAATTGGCAAAGGCTCTTACGTCACTTCGCTACGACAAGATTCCGGCCCAGTATTGGGGCGGACTCAAGTGGATCATGGGCCAAGAGACTTTCGCGGCAATTTCTGCCATTGTTGATAACAATGGTCGACCGCTTTATCAGCCGCTTCTTACGTCGACGGTTGCGGAAACCAACTACGTTGGAACCCTTCTGGGTCTCCCGGTTTCGGTCAGCAACAACCTGCCTGGAAAGACTGCGGGTCAAGTTGCTGCGGTTCTTGCTCACACCGAAGATTACGGGATTTTCGACAGATCCGGATTTTCTCAACTCCTCGATCCGTACACGCAGGCAGGCGACGGCGAGGTTCGATACCTCACCCGGATGCGTTCGGACGGTCGATGGCTTCGCCCCTACGCGGCGGGCCAGTTGGTCTGGGCATCCTGATTGGTCATCTTTCTCCTTCTCCGCCTCCCCTGCCTTCGGGCAGGGGGGGTCGGGGAGGCTGGGGTCTAAATGGCGCACACGCTCTCCAATCTGGGAACGCACCAGTTCCAACTCTCCGAGTTCAAGGATCACATCCGCCTGGAGATCACGGATGACGACCCCGCTGCGCAGCGATCTTTGGATGCAGCAGTCTTCGCAGTTGAGAAGTGGACCGGGCGTCTCATGCGGTCGGGGACGGTCACCCAGGAGTCGGGCTACTACCGACCGCCGTTCCGTGCTGAGGTCGGGTCGCCGACGAACATCGGGACTATTACGGAAGTCGATGCTGCGGCGGAAACGACCACCGACGTGACTTCCAAGTTCTATCTGATGACCAGTGCAGGCTGGTGGTACGCAGCAGTGCGTCCCGACAAGTCCTGCGAATACCGCAAGTATTACCGCTGGGAATACGCGGTCAACACGCCCGACATCGAGCAGGATCTCAAGTTGTGCGTCTTTGGCCTGGGCGCAAACTTCTACGAGAACCGCGAGCAGGTGCAGCAGAACATCAACCTTTCCAAGTTGCCGATCGGCTACCGATCCCTGCTGGACAACTTCCGGGATGGTGCAATGTGAATAGTGGCGGCGCACGACATCGGATCACCGTGACGTGCAGCGCGCCTGACGCCGGCAGCGTTGGTCAGTCCGACTACATCGGCGGCACGGACACCACTATCACCCGGTGGGGCCAGGTCAGGAGCATCAAGGGGAAACTCGACGACCAGGGCATGCAGCAGATGGAAGGCCGCCGGTTTTTCCAGATCAAGATGCGGTATGACTCGGGTATCGACTACGGCTGCCGCCTGACCTACAAGGGTCGGGAACTGGCGATCGAGCGGATCGAGGACGTACGCGAAGTCGAGCATGAACTGGTGATTTACGCTTTCGAGGTGGACCTGTAATGCGATACAGCGTTGACGAAAAGCAGATCCAGCGTGACCTTCAGAACCTTATCGACAAGGGCGGTCTCAACAAGAAGTACGCGAGACTTGCGGCTCAGTCGGCTGCGGATGTTGTTGATACAGAAGCACGCAAGGGCTACAAAACGGCCCACTATCGAGTTGGCAGCAGTAAGACTCACCTTCTAGGAAACTTCCTCACTCCCGCAGGTAAGCCGGTTTATAGCCCTCGACCTCAATGGAGGAAGTGGGCTTCCAAGCGAGGAAGCATCAAGTTCGACCGCAAGAAGCAACAGAAAACACAATTCTGGTTCCGGTCGATGATCAAGCGAATCAACAACGGGCGAGGAAACCCTTCGACCCTTTCCCATTTGATCGAGGACGGCGCAAAGCATTTCCGAACAGGTCGACAAAACTTTGCCCACAAGATTCGCAGGGAAGCGTTTTCACGAAAGCGAAGAGAAGCAATTCGAGTGCTTGAAAAAGGCATTGAACTAGCGTTCCAGAACGCAACGACTGCGACCAAGATGGGCCTGGTCAACTTTCGAAAGACCGCGCAGAAATGAGTATTCCAGCGACAGCGCACGATTTTCTGGTTGATGCCGTTGACGCTCCGGTGTCCCCGTTTGTTCGGAATCACGCGGCAGGATTTCCAGCCGTCATCTACACGTTCGAGGGCGACGACTTCCTGAACCCGATCCCGGCGGTGACCAGCCCCAGGCTTGTGCGTTACAACGCAATGGTTCTGTCTCGTACGTTGGAAGAAGCCGAGTTGATCGGCCAGTCGATCGTCGTAGCAGCAAGAGCAGTCGAGTGTCCGATGCGTGTGACCTCGGTGGGCCGAGACTACGAACCCGCCTATGACGGAGAGCGTCAGGGCATCTACATTCACACGACCTCTTTGGAGTTCTTCGCATAATGGCATTTCTTCTCGGCAACAAACTACAGGGCGTTTTTGTTTCTGGTGCAGACTCCACCGTCACAACAACCTTTGCAATCACGGGGTTCAGTCACAGCGGTGGCGATCGACCAGAGATTGACATCACCACCGGGGCGTCAACCAGGCGACAGGTTCTTCCTGGGCTCGCAAGCCCTGAAGAGATGACGCTTTCAATCAAATATGACATCCAGGCTGCTGGAGACGATGCCGAAACTAATCCAGCAGTTGATGTTGGTGTGGATCTCCGTGCAGCGCTAGAAGAATGCGCCAGCGGAACCCTGCTTATTAAATTAAATCCAAGCACGGATTGCGACACTGCAAGAATTTATCTCAACAACGGAAGCGATGTGACTGCAAATGTTGACGCCGTGTCTTGGAACTTCTCGACCGAACTGGATGGGATCATGGAAGGCGAAGTCACCTTCCGGGTGCGTCACTGATGTTTGAACCTAAGAAGGAAAAGCACACTGTCCGAGGCGAGGAAATCACCATCCGTGAGTTGGAGGCGGATGTCCTTGCCAACCTGGACGAAGCAATGTCGGCAGCGGTCGCCGCTTCGCTTGTGCCGGAAAGAACGCAGGCCGAGGTCGCCCAGTGGCCCGCCCAGGTCGTCACTGAGATCTTCGGATTGGTGGCAACGCTGAACGGGTGGAACGTCGAGGGAAAAGATTAGAGCCGATCGACATGCTGATCCACCGGGTCGCATCCCAGATCGGCATGATGGCTCGGCAGGTTCGAACAGAGATGAGCAGCAGCGAGTTGTTGGACTGGGCTGAGTACTTTCGCCGCGAGGCGGGCGAGCAGACCGAAGAAGAGATCGCGGCAGCGATACGAGGTGCATTCAAATGGCAAACGTAGGCAATCTCTTCGTAAACGTCAGCGGGAACACCAAGGGTCTTACCAAAGCGTTGGGGACCGCAAAGTCCGAACTGACAAAATTTGACAAGCAGGTTGGAAGGCCCAAGGGCGATTTCATGCGTCGAGCAAGGGGCAGGTTTAACAGTCAGTTAAATCAGCGTGCTTCGTTCGAGCAAGAGGTAACCAACATGAAGGCGCTGGGAGTTCCTCGTAACCCTGGGAATGTTGAGAAGATCCGTGCCAGAATGGGAAAGAAAGAAGCCGCCGCTAGAGGGCAATATCGCCAAGCCCAACGCCAGCAAACTATTGCTGGCATGGGGGCGTCAAGTCGGGCCATGATGTCGGCGTCTTTTGCGGCAATCGGAATCACAATTTCCGCAGTTGTTGCTGCTTTCAACATTGCCAGGAAACAAGCGCAATCCGCAGAAAACGCAGTTGACGCCTACAAATACGCCGGGCCAATGGGAGCAAGAATTGCTGAAGAAGAAGTTAAGAAAGAAATGGGAGCGTTAGCGGCAGCGCAAGACCCAAGAGTAAGCCAAAGGTTTTTAGACAAAGCGAAACAACAGAGATACGAACAAGAAACAGCCATTCAATCCGGCTCGATGGATATGAACATGAACTGGAACGAAATTTCCAGTGAGTTCGGTCGATCATTTGCCGCGGCAATGGGCGATCTTGGAGTGACTGGGTTTTTGGGGGGTCAAGGGCCAAGCCGAAACACCGGCCCAGTATCAACTACAGGGAACACGGGCGGACCATGACCTGCACACCAACAATTACTGTTCGTAAAAGTTCCAACACCACGACTACTGGCGGGCTGTTTCAGCCAAGCACCGCAACGGTCACTTTGGTCGTCGACTATTGCGGAGAGTGTACTGGCGAAGACGAAGCACCGCCGGACACGCCGTTCCAGGTTCTTGAGGATGTGAATGGAACGTATTGGGACATTTTGATGGGTCGCCCACTGGCAGAAATTGACCCATCAACTGGCAATCGAACAGCGTGGCTTCAGGCGTACAGTGCGGACATGACGTACCAAGAAGTTTCTGATATCAACTCAGGAACAAAAGATTACGCCTACTACTACGTCAAGAATTTTACTTGTCAGCAGGTTGCGGACGGTCATCCTGGGCTGTGGGAAATCATCATCAATGTCGCAATGCTGAAAACTGACAGCGGCGAACAATACCCACACTGTTCGGTCGATATTCAAACGTCTACGAGG